AGGTCACCTCGGGCGACGTCTCCGTGATCTATCAGGGTGACGTGATCCTGGGTCGTCTCGCCATGGGCGCTGACTACCTGAACCCTGCTGCAGCCGTTGAGCTGTTCGCTGGTACCGCTACTCCTCCTGCACAGTTCGGTACCGTCCAGTCCGCAACCAACAACGCTGGTTACGGCGGCTGAGTCATATCAGTTATTGTTCATACGGGGATCCTTCGGGGTCCCTTTTTTTTATTTTCTGATAGAGATGCCTTTTCCTACTTATGCTGTGTCCACCGAACTGGATGCTGTAAATCAAATACTTAGCTCGGTGGGACAGGCTCCTGTCACCACTCTCGATCTTCAGAATCCCGAAGTTGCAATTGTTCTCAATACACTTCGTGAAGTAAACAAACAAGTCCAAGCTGAAGGTTGGATTTTTAATACTGAACGCGACTATACTCTTAGACCTGACGCCACCACCAAAGAGATTCTTTATCCAACCAATGCACTTGCTATTGACACTGACTTGACCAGTAGCAATGCAAACTATGATGTCGTGCGACGTAGCGGCAAACTCTACGATCGTATGCACCATACGTTTACGTTTGATAATGATCTCAAAGTCAACATCACTTGGTTGTTTGACTTTACTGATGTACCTGCCGCCATTCAACAGTACATCACTGCACGTGCAGCTAAAATGTGTGCAACTAAAATGGTTGGTGACAGAGAAATCTATCAACTTCTTACTGAGCAGGAAGGTTTCACACGTGCTGCTGCAATTGAATATGAATGTAATCAAGGCGATTACAGCATGTTCGGGTTCAAGAACGGAGAACACTTCTACACCAGCTATCAACCTTTCACTGCATTGCAACGATGAGAACAATTACCCAACGGATTCCCAACTTGCTGTTGGGTATTTCTCAACAACCTGATCTGCGTAAATTTCCTGGGCAAGTCGTCAAAGCTGACAACGTCTTTCCTGACTATGCACTAGGTTTGCTGAAGCGTCCTGGCGGTAAGTATGTCAGCAATCTCCAGGAAGCCTCTACGTCTGGACGTTGGTTCTCTATTATTAGAGACACTGATGAAAAGTACGTCGGTCAATATGATAACAATATCTTTCGTATCTGGAGTTTGTCTGACGGCAGCCCACGTGTAGTCAAGATGGGTACGCCGGGTTCTAGCGGCATCCCCTCTGCTTGTAACTACGCTGACGTCAAAACTGAACTTGACGATTACAACACCAAGGTAGCTGACACCAAAGCTAAACTTGAGACACTGCGAGAAAAACAAAAAGAACTTGCAGTTGTAAAAGCGGGGCAGAACAGCACTGTCACTTCTACGTTTGAGACCAAGACCGCATACCCTGTCGGTGGTATCAACGATGCTCTTGAGACTGGTGTTTTCCAAACCTCTGATGGTACTGTCACGTTCAAAAAGAACGGAGCTGTTGTCACTGGTTCTGCTTACGCCAAGGGTCAGGAGCGCACAGATGAGCAGCCACTGCTAGCTGCAGAGGGCTACAGGCTGTTTGAATTGCTTGAGACGGTAGCAGCTACCCACACGCCTTCACAGCTCACTACAGCCGAATCTGCGGTGTCTACCGCACAAACCAATTTCAACAACGCTGAGTCTGCTGAAGCCTCTGCACTGTCTGACTACCAAACTGAGATTGGCGATTGTGCAATTTCGTCAATTCCACCTGGTGATTACTTGAATGGTGCTACTGCTGACGACCTTGAGTTCTTGACGATTAACGATTACACGTTTGTCTTGAACAAAAAGAAGACAGCTGCGATGACCACCAACACCACGGCTGCCTCTGCAAACGAAGCTTTCATCAGCATCAATGTTGTCGCATACAACGCTTCGTACAAGGTCACCCTTAACAGCACGACTGTTACGCACAACACCCCCAGTCACGTCGATACCAACAGCCCTACGCAAAACGACGCTAACAGCATCGCCAGTGCGTTGACCACTGCTATTAATGGCTTGACTGGATTCAGTGCGACTCAGGTTGGTCCTGGCATCTACGTCAGCAGCACAAGTGCATTTACCGTTAGCGCTGGTGGTGGTTCTCAAGACGATGCAATCACTGTCTTCCAAGACAAGGTGACGACTGCAGCCCAACTGCCTGCACAGGCTAAGAACGGCTACGTCACTGCAATCATCAACAGCACCGACTTGACTGCTGATGACATGTACGTCAAGTTTGAAACCTCTGGTACTGCAACCTATGGTCCTGGTACCTGGGTTGAAACTACCAAGCCTGGTATCAAATATGAACTTGACCCTGCTACTCTGCCACACCAGCTGGTCCGTAACGCTGACGGTACGTTCTCATTTGACCCTGTCACGTGGAACGATCGTATTGTAGGTGACGATGACTCAAACCCACAGCCGTCATTTATTGGCAAAAAAATTTCAAACCTTTTCTTTTATCGAAATCGTTTGGGATTCCTTGCGGGTGACTCGGTTATCCTCAGCAAGGCTGGTGACTTTTTTAACTTCTTTGCTACGTCTGCTGTGCAAGCCACTGCAGATGATCCTATCGATATCTCAGCATCGTCTACCCGACCTGCTGTCCTCAAGTATGGACGCAGCACTAGCGCTGGTCTAGTCCTGTTTGGTGAGCGTGACCAGTTCATTCTCAGTACTGACGGTGACGTCCTCAGCCCAACCACTGCAAAGATTAACACGCTTAGTTCGTTTGAGTGCGATCCAGTTGTCGAAGCTGAGTCTCTTGGTACGACCATGGCGTTTGTTGCCAAGACTCCGTTGTTTACCCGTGTGTATGAACTGGGTAATATCGACACAGAACGCGCACCTGACATGGGTGAGATCACGACGATTATCCCTGAGCTGATCCCTGAAAGTATTGACAGTCTGATCACGTCATCTACACAGTCCATGCTTTCGCTTGGCACGACGGGTAGTAACAAGATCTTCCAATACAGGTTCTTGACTAGGGGTGACAACCGTGTATCTAGCTGGTATACCTGGCAATTAACTGGCAACTTGTTACATCAGTTCTTTGACCAAAGTACTTACTACGCTGTTGTCACGTATGGTTCTGAAGTATTCATCAACTCCTACGATCTGACACAATCCAACGAAAGTGGTTTCTTGACCCTTCCGACTGGTGAAAAGACTGACGTGTGTCTTGATAACTTCTTTGAAGACCCTGAAGTATCGTACAGCAGCAGCACTAAGAAGTCTACTGTTACGCTGCCTTACAGCCATTACAGTAGTGGTAAGCTAGCTGCAATCGACACTACCAATGGTGTGGTGTACTACCCGACTGTAAGTAGTGGTACCTTTGAGGTTGACGGTGACATCACAGGAGATAGCCTGGTCATTGGATACATCTACACGATGGACGTTCAACTGCCGGAGTTCTTCCGTAAAGAGGTTTCTGCTGAGTCGTCTCAAGCAGACTTCACTAGTGACCTGATCATTCACCGTATCAAAGTCAGTACTGGTCTTAGTGGTCCTATCAAATACCGTGTTGCTATTGAAGGTCTTGACACGTTTGATAAAGTTATTGACGTTGCAACCCCCTATCAATACAACCTTAACAACGTGAACCTGAGTGCTTCGGCTATTCACGAAGTACCCTTGTATCAACGGAACTCTAACCTTACTATCAACATTATTGGTGACACCCCATTCCCCGTCAGCTTGCTGGCACTTAACTGGGAAGGTCGTGTTGGCAATAAATTCTATGCACGATCCTAAATGAAAATTGATGTTAGACCAGCCACCCTGTCTGATATCCCTTCTGTTGCAAACGATTTGCTGGAAGCCGGGGTTACTGACATGATCCGTGCTGGGTACCACCCGGTATTGGTCATGGCAGAAGATATCTTAAATGATGATACCTACCTGGTTTCCACTGAAGAAGGTAAACCTTTGTGTATGATGGGCATAAGTAAAGATGGGTGCATCTGGATACACATGACAAATGAAGTCAAAAAGTATCCAGTTGCTTACATCCGATGGACCAGACGGTTTGTTGACAAATTACCACACCCAGTACTACATAACCGCATAGATATACAAAACACTAACCTTATTAAATTCGTAAAACACTTTGGCTTTAAAGTCATCAATGTAATGGCACAAGGTCCTAACAACAATTATCATGTGGAGATTGTAAAACTATGGCGTGGATGGCCGCAATAAATGCGGGGGCTGGTTTAGTTACCAATCTTATGCAAGGTTCAGCCAAAAGATCTGCTGCTAGAGAACAGGCTTTTAGCCAGTTCGAAGCAGGGTTCAGGGCTGAAACTGGTCAAAGAGCCCAAGCAATATTCCAAAACACATTTCAAAACCTGATGATCTCTGCCGCTAACCAGCGGACTAAAGAGATTTTTGGGAAGCAACTAGAGTTCTACGAATCCAGTAAATTCTACCGTTCTGAAGCTGCTGATCTTGCCTTCCAATCTAACGAACGGAAACTTAAAGAGATCTTTACAGCAGCAAAGTTCGGCAGACTTAGGGATGAGCAAGCTCTAGCTGCATCGTTGGGCAGCTGGGCTGCTGCAGATGAAGGCAACCGTGGTAGATCTTTTAGCTTGGCTAGTCAAAAAGAAAACCTAGCTAAGTTTGGCATTGCATCTTCTGAACTGACAGAAAGTTTGCATAGTGCCATGATCTCTACGAAAGCGGCTGACGAGAACGTTAGGCGTGAACTGCGGAACGCTGAGTTTCAAGCGTATCAGGAGATTGCTGTTCCACCGCCGCTCCAAATGCAACTGCCTGAACCTCAGTTTGCACCGGACGCACAGCTCCAACTTCCTAAATTTAACACCGGTCTTTCGATTGCTAGCGCAGTTGTCGGGGCTGGTCAGACGTTCCTTGGCGGACTTAGTGACACTACTAAGGACAAAATGAACAAAGGTATCAGTAATTTCTTCGGACTCGGTTAGAAACGGCAATGCCTAAAGAATTTCAAATCGGGTCACGTTATCAGGGCTATGCACAAACCCAAGGGTTTAATCCAATCAAGCCCCCTGACGTGACACCTCTCCTACGGGAGAACAGACAAGCTGAACAAAACAATCTGCAACGCATGCTGGATCAAAGCATGAGTGTGATGCGGATTAACGATCAGGAAGAACGTAACGCCCTACAACGTCAGAACGACATTGCAAAGGTTGTACGTGATTTTGAACTTGACGATCTGACTGAGTTTAGTCAGACGTTGACTAACGCTATCACAGGTTATCAAAAGTACCGTCAAGAAAAAGACATCGAAGCTGGTATGGCTTTGGCGTACACTGACGGTCTGCCTGAAGATTCAATCAGACAATTTAAAGAAACTGAACAAAAAGCTGAAGAAGCTGCTACCATCTCTGAAGGTGTGGCTGCTTCGCTTGAAGCTGAAGATGCACCTACTGACATCATTTCTCGTGCACGTAACCTCAGTGGCTGGAAAGCCTACGGTTACGCACGGGGCATTGCTCAGCTAGGTGGTCAACAGTATGCTGTGTTTTACGAAGAAGCAGCAGAACGGGTAAAGATTCCTATTGGTGGTCGTTTGGTAACCCTTGCTAACGCCAAGGATAGCTCTGAGCGTGCTGCTGTGGAAGCAGAGATCCGCCGTCAGTACCTCAAGAACTTTGAGGGTATGAACTTGGGTCTTCTGAATGAATACCTGTTCCCCGCAATGAAGCAGTACGAAGCCAAAGCGGCTACGTCATTTGCTATCGAGATGCGTGAACGGCTGCAAGCAGAACGTAAAACTACCCTGCTAGATGAGCTGTCAGGTTACGTCAAAAACAACAATGCAGGTGAAGGTTTTATCAAACTTATCAATCTGCACCAGTATGATTTTGGTGGCCGCGGCAAAACACGGGAAGTTTTGATCCAAGAACTCAAAGATGGTTTAAGTTCAGGTCGTTACAAGCCTGAGCAGATCGAAGCTTTACTTGACTACGAATTTGACAAAGACGGTAACGGCAAACTGGTCAAGGTTCGCA